AAACTTTTTTATTCCCGCATGCATGACCAACACGCGAACAGCTACCGCATAACCCAGGACATATAAATATTTTATTGTGTCCCATGCTTTGCGCTTTTGTTCTTATTAATTGTTTCTCATGCTTTGTTAATTTATCGCCTGTTGTTTTCCTGTCAATCTTAACCGCTAGGAATTCGCCGCGTGTAAAACTATAAACTTTCATTATATCTTTTAAATTATGGTATTTACTACCGCTTGACAGGTTAAGCGTGAAATTATCAGGGAAATATTTTTCCCCGCGTTCTTTTACAGCTTGAATAAACAGCGGCCAAGATTTAGAATAAGCGTAAGCTCTTATATATGGATGTTTCTTTAAAAAGTCCATCCAGAAATAAAGCTTATTTAAATCCTTAAAATCCCCATCATTGTAAAGTCTAAAATCTATATAGCCCTGGGATTTTATTATTTTTTGATTTGCTTTTTTATTAGCTACATATAAAAGCGCTTCGGTTAATATCTCAGGCGCTTCCGCTTCTAGTATTGAGCAAATAGCCCAACGCGTAAAAGCCGCCGGGAATCTAATACTATTTAAAGAATAGCAAAAGACAAGACACGCCGAAGCGCCAGGGCAATTACTTACAGGGCTATTACTATAATTAATAAATGGAAGCTTTTTATTTTTTGTTTGGTAAATCTCAATAGAGATGGTATCTAATAAAATTTTTCCATTATTATATAGGCCTTTAATATTGTTTAGATTGTCCAGGAAATAAATAAAGTTTTTTATATATGCCTGGGTTGTTTGATTTGCGCCGCTTTTAGATAGTCCGCGGCGCGCTGGAAACTCTTTAAGATATTCAACACATAACGCGCGGGCTGTTGTGTAATCGCCGCGCGCTATAATGTTATTTAAATATATCTTACTTTCTTTTTGTCCTAAGTCCATTTTATTGGCTTCCTTTCAATGTGTTATTAATAACCCAATAAAAGCCCCAATTCACCATGAAATTAAATATAAAAGCTAGCGCCTTTAATTCTAATAGATTTTCATTGTAAGCTTCGGCAATCATTGAAAAGCTAATAGTACTAACACCGCAAAACGAAATAAACCAGAAAAGAGCGGTTGCCCATTTGCCTATAAATTTATGGATCTCTTGTTTTTGTATTTCTCTAATCTGTTCAATTGTTAATGTTTTTTCTTTATTCATTTTATTATATCCTTTTTATTGTTTAAGTAATCAATCAAAATAAAATAGTAAATAATTTCATTACATCCTAAAAAATAATAAAGTTTTTATTTGTCTAAATTTACAAAAAGGGAATCAAGCGGAAAACAGCCCCCCGCCGCGCTTTTGTATGACATCCTGGCGCGGTTATGATCTTTTTCTGTTTGCTTCGTCGGGACTTATTGCGTATAATATATATTATGTATAACTACAAGGCCAACACCCAAGGCGGCGCGGGGGTGTGCGGGGTATTGGCTCTTAAAATTTTCAACACCATTGTAAAGGAAGTAATGACATGTCAGATTGGGAAATGCTAACTGATAAAAATAGACAAATGCTAGAAGACTCAGTTGATCTGCGTCAAGAATTTGCTCATAAGTTAAAAGTCTTTCAGAGTGGGTTAATCCCAGAGAAAGATAGAAAATGGCAGTTTGCTGCTCATAGTGCTTATGATGAAATGTCTTATAGGGAAAGACAGGTTTTCAATAGAAGACTTAACCTCATGACTTTTCCCCACATAGCAGAGGGTTTAGATATATCAGTCAGTAGTGCAAAAACATATTGGCGCAGAGCATTGATGAAATGTGAAAAGTTTTTTAATGTAAACTAAAAATATATTTAGTGAATAGTTAATTAACGCGGGGGGATGTATGCCTTATCATACTGGAAAAAAGAAAAAGAAAAAGAAAATGGGTAAAAAGAAAAAAATGACCATTAGGAAAAGAAAATAATGGCTAAAAATTTAAAAGGGGTTAGTCTAAAAGGATTAACCAAAGTACAAAAAAGACAGATGAGCAGACATAAAGTTCATCATACAAAAGCACATTTAAGATCAATGGCAGCAGCTATGAGAAAGGGTAAAACCTTTAAACAATCACATACTGCAGCAATGCGTAAAGTTGGAAAATGAATGTTACTGTAAATAGTGCAAAAAACTTTATACCTAAAAAATTATTTAGAATGAAAAAAAGAAGTATTAAACAGAGGTTAAAAAAATTCAATGCCAAAAATATTAGACATAGATTCAAATAAAGTAGAATTATTAGCCAGTTTTGGATGTAGCACAGTAGAGATTGCTAGATTCTTTGGTTGCGATGAATCTACTATTAGAAAAAAATACAAATCAGAGTTACAAGCTGGTAAAGAACAGATGAAGATTAAACTTCGTCAGCTTCAATGGAAGCACGCAGCATTAGGGAATACTGCTCTTTTGATTTTCTTGGGTAAACAATATCTGGGACAATCAGAAAAACAAGAGGTTGATTTTAGTGGAAACTTAGAAACAATACTAAAAGAATGTGGATATGTGGATAACCCTATAAAAGATGCTGAAAAAGATACTGAATAAAAGAAAGCTCTGGAGTCTGATAGATTATGTCCCTACACAGAATCAATTAGATGTTCATGATTCTACTGCTCGATTTAGGGTAAACATTCAGGGGCGTAGATCAGGAAAGTCATTTTCTGCTGCGGCAGAAGCATTACCATACTTGCTCACCCCTAACACTAGGGGGTGGGTGGTTGCTCCTAATTATGAATTGTGCGATAAAGTTGCTCGTTTAATAAAAGAGTATGTTATCTTGCATTTAAAATTACCCATTGCAGCTAAAAAAGAGATTTCAGGACAGATATATTATTTAAAACTACAGGGATTGAATAGCGAATTGTGGATTAAGTCGTGTGATAACCCAGACTCATTAGTTGGTGAGGGTTTGGATTGGATGATTATTGACGAAGCTGCTAGAGTAAAACAGATTGTCTGGGAGCAATATCTCAGACCTACTCTATCAGACAGGGGGGGATGGTGTCTTTTTACAACTACCCCTCTGGGATATAATTGGATATATGATTTATATGTCAGAGGACAACAAAAGGAATATAGTGATTGGAACTCCTGGCAGCATCCATCATGGGAATCACCATATTTCAAGGAGAGCATGGATGAACTTAAAAAGACACTTACAAAAGAAACTTTGGCTCAAGAGTTTGGTGCTGAATTTACTTCTTTTGCGGGTAAAGTATATGATTTTGACCGCAGGGTGCATATTAGAAACCATGCTTATGATCCCGATTTACCTACTTACTGTTCCATTGACTTTGGTTTTAGAATGCCTTGTGTGAATTGGTTTCAGGTAAAGAAGTCTGATGATGAGGATGGCATGGACACCATTTATGTATTTGATGAGATATGTCATGAAGAAAATGTAAAAACAGAAGATTTAGCAAAGATGGTATGGAATAGAGGTTATGATGTCCATAGATATTTTTGCGATCCAGCTGGTGGCGGTGTACAAGCTCAGAGCGGTATTGGTGATATAGAGATTTTTAGAAGACATGGTATTAATGTACAATTCAAGAGAGATAAGATTTCCAGGAACATAGCAAATGGGGTTGCTCATGTCCGCAGATGGTTTGAGGATGGTGAGGGGGATGCTCATATTTTTTATGATGAAAAGTGTAAAGGTAGTATTTCAAGTATAGAAAATTATAGATACCCAGAAAAGAAAACAGACCAACGATTAAAAGAAGAGCCGCTAAAGGATGGTAGAAATGACCACCATGCAGATGTATTAAGATATTTTATAGTAAACCTTTACCCTATTAAACAGAACAAGGCAGGAACATTAGAATGGTAATAGTCAAAGACGCAACACAACAACAAATTATAAGTGTTTTATCAGAACACTTTTCTTATGTAGAAACAGAACGACATAAAGAAATAGATCAGTTATTAGATTTTTATGAGGGTATTAATATTGAAGATTATGTATCTAGTTATTTCTCATCTGAAACTTTAAAACAAATACCTGTATTTTCACAAAACTTAACCAGGCGTGTTATCAAAGCCAGATCCATGACTTATAAAAGGCCGCCTGTGATGAATGCAGACGATAGATATAAAGATTATGCAAATGTTCCAGACTTAAATGCCAAAAGAAGACAATTAGAATCTTTAACTTATTTATTAGGTTGTATGGCATTTCGCTCTAGATGGGATGAAGCTACTCAAAAAGTAGAATATGAAAACTTAACACACTTCGAGCCATTGTTCTTGCCTTATGAGGACAAGCCATTTGGTATTGCTTATTTTGTTCCTAGTTATGGGTATTCAAAAGACGAAGCAAGTGATATGATGGTAGTATGGACTGAAGATAGACCAGGTTATCCTGGAAAACACTTTGGCATCATAAATGGGAATAAAGTTTCCTTTAATGAGGGAGATATAAATCCTTATGGTATTTTACCTGTAGTATTTACCCATCGCTACCCGCCGCTTCGTGGACAATTCTATTCTGCGAATGCTTCGGATGTTGTTTCAGCAGACTTGCACACTTCTATTGCGATGACAGAATTAGCGCTTTGTTTGCGTTTTGGCGCTATTGGTATTCGTTTTGTTACTGGAGTGGATGATGCCAGCAGAATTGAACTTGGCGTAGATAAATTATTATATCTACCAGAGGGAGCTAATTTTGGTATTACTGGACCAAACGCATCTATTACACAAATTATTGATGGTATAAAATTTTATGTATCTGCTACATTGTCTAATAATCACTTAAGAATTAAATGGGCAGACTCACATGGTAATGCACCAAGTGGTAGTGCTTTGCGTATTCAAGAGATTGAAAACATGGAAGAGCGTATTGCTACTACAGAGGATACTTATAGAGTATTTGAAAAGAAAAGATTTGAGATTGATAGAAAAATTATTGAAGTACAAACAGGGCAATCTATATCTGAAGACTATTCAGTTGATTTTGTAGAGCCAAAGATGTACCTAGATCCTCAAGAAGAGATTAATTACTGGACATGGAAGTTTGACCAGGGATTAGATAATAAAGAAAATTGGTTTAAATATAATAATCCTGACATGTCTGATGAGCAGATACGAGAGTTGATAGAACAAAATCAACCCGCAGAGGAAGAGCAGCCAAGTCCTAATTCTTTATTAAATAGACTAAGGTCATAATGCCTATACAAGATACGATTGTAGAAGCTCAAGAAGAATTTACACAGTCCTATGAGGATGCTGTTAATAGATTCGTAGATGAATCAGTACAGCTTGAAGAAGATAACGATAAAGATACTGTACTTTTAGCATTAGGGGGGTTAGTCATTGCAGATTATTGGCTGCAAGACTTACTAATCGAACAAGCCATTTCGCGCTACATGTTACGCATAGATTCTGTTTTAGATGATCTGCGTTTATTTGGAACAATTAGTGAATCTAGATTACAAGCATTTAGATTAGCAAATGAGAACTTAATTCGTAATTATTCTTTGTCATTAGGTGACAAAGTAAAACTTTCTGTAATAAGAGGAATTTCAGCTGGACAAGAAGCATCTGCTATTAAAAATTTAGTATTAAGAGATTATTTTTTGAGATCAACTAGCATATCTACTTTTGTTCAAACACAGATAGCTGACTATGC